ATGATTTTGCTCTTTGGGTAGATGGTGTAGAAGTAGCGACAGATACAAGTGGCGCAGTTTTTCCTGCTGACACCTTAAATACTTTAAATTTTTCAAATGCAAGTGTAAATAGTGATTTTTTCTACGGAAAAGTAAAAGGTTTAGCTACTTATAACAGAGCACTTACAGATACAGAATTATATACAATAACATCAACGCAATACTCAGCATACTCTGGTATGGTGGCAGCGTTAGGAAATTATACAATACCATGCTAAAAGATTATTTTGAAGTACCAAATAAACCAGCAATAAAATCTGGTAATATTCTTTCGTGTGACTTTACAGATCATGAGACGTTTATACCTCAACCACTAGATTACACAAGAGGAACACTCGCTACATATGTAGATTGTAATGGTCTTATAAAAATGTCTGGTATTAGTGATACAGAATTAGTAACAAACGGAGATTTTGCAACGGATAGTGATTGGACTAAAGGCACAGGGGTTACTATTTTAAACGGAAAGGCAAACTGGAACAATACAGGTAATAACGTAGGTGTAACTCAGAATGGAATATTTACCATAGGAAAAACATATAAAGTTGAATTTACAGTATCTAATTATGTAGGTGGTACTGTAAGGGTAAGAGCCCCTTTTACAGGAACGAGAATACGAGCAAATGGCACATATACTTTTTATGGAGCAGCAACTACAGATTTTCTTTATTTGCAAGGAGAAACACAATTTGGTAATCCACAATTTTCAATAGACAACGTATCAGTAAAAGAAGTTGACGTAGAAACACCTAGAATAGATTATACTACAGAAATAGGTAAAGCAAAAGAACTACAAAAACCGAGTTTATTGCTCGAACCGCAATCTACGAATCTTATAGAATATAGCGAAGATTATAGTCAAAGCTCTTGGAATAAACTAAATGCACAAGTAAGTAGAACTGTAGAAACATCCCCTGATGGCAACAATACTAATGTATTTAATCTAACAGGCACTAATGGTAATTTGTATGTTGGAGGTACAACAGGGGTTGAATACACAATTTCAGTTTATATAAAAAGCAATAATAAAAATAAAGATAAATTCAAACTACGCTTAGGTAACAATATTTCAAGTGAATATGAAGCAACTGATGAATGGAAAAGATATGTTTTTACATCTACACCAACAACAGGAGTTTTAGGAATTACAACATCTTCTTCTCCTGATAATGAGTTTGATTTACTTGTTTGGGGTTTTCAGTTAGAGCAATTAAGCTACGCAACAAGCTACATACCAACATCCGGCTCTACAGTAACTCGTAACCAAGATCTTGCTAACAACGCTGGTAGCGCACCGGTTTTTAATAGTGAAGAAGGTGTTTTATATGCGGAAGTAGCTGCACTTGCTAACGATTTAGAATATGAAATATTATCGGTTTCAGATGGTAGCACGAATAACAGAGCATATCTACAATATACAAATGTTTCAAATCAAATTAAGTTTGTATATAAAGTTGGTGGTGCAACTCAAGCAGGAATTGGTACTGCAACTTTTGACATTGTAGATTTTCATAAAATTGCTTGTAAATGGAAAGCAAATGATTTTGCTCTTTGGATAGATGGCGACGAAGTAGGAACAGACACAAATGGAAGTGTAAACTCAGCAGGAACATTTACACAATTAAATTTTGATGATGGTGCAGGAAATACTGATTTCTACGGAAAAGTAAAAGAAGTAAAAGTATTTAGAAGAGCATTAACAGATTCAGAATTACAAGAATTAACAAATAATATAGTATAAAAAATGGATTTAAAAATTTATAAAACAAACTTTGCAGACGAAGCTGTAGGTAAAGCAGCATTAGTAGCGGCAGGTGTATGGGCTGAAGTAACAGAAGAAGGTGTTACACAAATGGTGTATACCAACGGTACACAAGCGGTGGTTAACATTGGTAAAGTAGTGCAGACACCTGGAACATATGGACCAGATGGGCATGAAATAACTCCACCTGTATATTACCCAGGTTGGTGTTATGATATTATGAGTAGCGATACTTTAGATTTTGGTACTAATGAAGTTTACCCAACTGCTCCAGCTCATGGATTTTTAGGTTGGCCGATTACTGCTGAAGTTGAACCTACACCACCAGAAGAAGAAGAAGAGTAAAACATTTAAAAATAGTGTAACTATTTAAATATATAGTAATTAAATTAAATTAAAACAAAATGGAAGTTAAAAAAATAACAGATCATCAGTTAAAAAAAGTAACTGAGCAACAACAACAATTAAACAATGTTCTAAGTAATATCGGTGTTTTAGAAGTACAAAAACAAAATTTAGCTCAACAAGTTAAAGATATTAGTGAAGAAATTGAAAAAACAAAATCAGAACTAGAAGAAGAGTACGGTAAAGTTAATATCAATTTATCTGACGGTACATATGAAGAAATAGAGGAAAAAGAAGATGCATAACATAAGAAAGATCAGTATTGGATCTGATTATAAAAATGACGCTATGCACTATGCTGTTGGTCAGCAAGTGTATGGCGGTCATGAAATATCGCATATACTGTTTGAAACTTCTGATAGTTCTTATAACATTTATATAAAGAAAAACGACGAGGTATTACCGTGGAAGAAATTTAATTCTAACATGTCAATATCTGTTGAATACGATTTAGAGTATTAATGAAAAGCTTATATGACTTTATTGTAAAACCAGTTGGTGATAAATACAATAACGAAATACAAGTTGATGGTAAAAAACTTGTAGTTAATACTAAGATTGAATCTTGGAAGTTTGTAAATAGATTAGCAGAAGTAATTGAAACACCAGTTGCTTTTAAAACTAATATAAAAAAAGGTGATACCTTAGTTATACATCAAAATGTGTTTAGAACATTTTATGATATGAAAGGTAAGAAAAAACAAAGTAGATCTTTTTTTAAAGAAGATTTATATTTTGTTAGTTTAGATCAAATCTATTTATATAATAATAATGATGGTTGGCATAGTTTTGGTGACCGTTGTTTTATTCAACCTATAAAAGACAAAAGTTCTCTAACAGTTGATAAAGAACAAAAGCTTAAAGGTATATTAAAATATGGTAATAGCTCGTTAGAAGCGCTAGAAATACACCAGGGAGATGTAGTTGGGTATACACCTAACGGTGAGTGGGAGTTTTTAGTAGATAAAGAGCGATTATACTGTATGAAATCTAATGATATTGTAATTAAATATGAACACCAAGGAGACGAAGAAAAATATAATCCAAGCTGGGCAAGTAGCGGTCAAGGAATTAATCAAGGTTGCTAAAGAACCTATTGTAGATTCTGATGATGACATCTCAGCAGACAGATTAAAAAATGCTGCGGCTACAAAAAAGCTAGCTATATTTGATGCTTTTGAAATACTTAACCGTATTGAAGAAGAAAAGAATATGCTAGAAGATAAACCTAAAGAAAATAAAAAGCAAACTAATTTTAAAGGTTTTGCTGAAGGAAGATCTAAGTAATGTACACGCAGAATTTATATACAATATTAGATGATTATATAACTCCTAAAACTATTAAGAAATATAATAGATTAAAAAAATGGAAGTATGGTTATAATGAACAACATGATATGGTTGTCATTAGTAAAGATGGTACTATAGGTGATATATATGAAATACAAAACCTTAAAATAGCTTTACCAAAAGCTAAGAATATTCATAAGTTTGAAGACAACAAATGGAGTAAGACTGAATATCCTAAATCACTTAGTAAAATAAAAACGGTTTTTGATTGGAAGCAATATCCACAAGACTTTAAAGAAAAATGGTATGACTACATTGATAATGAGTTTACCCGTAGGGAGGAAGGTTTTTGGTTTTATAACAAAGACAATCCTACTTACCTTACTGGTACTCACTACATGTACTTGCAGTGGTCTAAGATTGACGTCGGGGCACCAGACTTTCGGGAGTCAAATAGATTATTCTTTATTTTCTGGGAAGCTTGTAAAGCAGATATACGATCCTATGGAATGTGTTACCTTAAGAACAGGCGTTCTGGGTTTTCATTCATGGCATCGGGAGAGGTGGTTAACCTGGCAACTATATCCAGCGACTCACGATATGGTATTTTATCAAAGTCTGGGCCTGATGCCAAGAAGATGTTTACC